GTACAGTATAACGTAGATGCTACGACGTGGACAGACGGTGACGAAATGGACAACGGATGGGTAGGTGCCAGCACACAAGGTAGTCAAAAAGCAGGAGGTGCTCCTGCATCTAATATGCCCAGCAGTGCCAAAAAGAATTATATTGTACAAAACTACGACAGCACTGATAGCGAAATTTATTTAATAGTAGCTACCAACTTAGGAACACAGAGTACCAAAGTGGGTGCTGCCGTTCAGTGGCGTGAAATTTATTAATCTACCGATGAATACCGCCATCGTTTTCGTTCACGGGGCCTATAGTAGTTCAAACAGTTTTAATTATATCAAACATTGTTGTCAATTTGACAACGTGATCAATCTTGACTACTCTATTTCAAAAAAATTCACAGCTAATTTAGAAATAATGAAATCCACTTTAGAATTTTTTGATGATCCACTATTTTTCATTGGTCATAGCTTAGGGGGTATCTATGCACTACATCTCGCTGATCATTTTAATGACAGATGTCAAGGCGGAATTACTCTAAGCACTCCGTATGGTGGAAGTCAATTAGCTGATTTTTTAAAATATTTTGTAGCTAACGATCATTTCTATAGAGAAATTGGTACACATGGTGATCCAATTACTCAAGCCGAAGAAATCAACATTCAGTGGCCTTGGATTAACTTAATCAGTACTCGGGGACAGGTTCCCTGGATTATTGGCAATAATGATGGAGTGGTTTCTATTTCTTCAATGACCTGTAATCAAACTATGGAAATTACAAATATTGATGCTACACATCACGAAATACTCATGCATGAAGATACTATAAATATTATTTTAGAACGAACTAAACATCTAAAATGAGTTTTTTAGTAGCCAACTTACCACCTGTTCACTGTTATATTAGACGAGAATTTCTTTATGATTTTCAAAAAGGACAAGGCGAATATGAACCTTGTATTTGGGTATCAATAAAAAGTTTACGTAGTCAAGCATTTAGAATTGAAGCATACTTACCTAAGTATGGTGCCTTATACGATAAACTACCACTTCACGCTTTTGTAAGTCGAATAGATAATCTCGAACCAGATAAGTTTTTATCGTTGGATACACTACAGATTTGGGACTGTTTTAGTTACGATATTGCTGTAATACAAAAAGCTTTTTTACGTAATCTTAGTTGCCAATTCTATGCTAAAAACAAACAAATGTATTCAGGTAATTACTTATTCACTGTAGACAATGCCAGTCCCGATCTAAACATAATAGATACCAGTTATAGCGAATGGCCCGAAGATCATAAATCATTTAACTTCATTGAATTAGATAATGGACAATATGCTGCTCAACCCAATAACCGTTGTATCTTTTTTGATGCGGCTAGCAATCCCAAAGAAATGCTATTTCCGGATTTCCGAGTCTGTACAAAAAAATATGTGGTAGAAACTAATCCCAAATGGCGATTAGGCGATTCAGATACAGTGACCTACGAATAAATTATTGTTGCATTGCTTCAACAATAACTATATAATATCAACTATTCATTGGAGAACTATATGCCTCAAAGAATGTTTTCAGCTGAGGGTAAAGCTAAACTTACCCAATTAGTCAATGAAGGTATTTCGGTTATGAGCGAAGTACAAACACTTCAAGAAGGACTAAACGAAACTATTAAAGCAGTAGCCGAAGAACTAGAAATTAAACCGGCTCTACTGAAGAAAGCTATCCGAATTGCTCAAAAGAGTAAATTCACCGATACTAATCGTGATCACGAAGAACTAACCAATATTCTAGAAACAGTTGGACGTACACTATAAATGTATGTTGATGCCATACACGATCGGCAAAACGATCGTATCCATGTAGTCGAACGAGTAAAAGGCGAACGGGTCTACAGAGAATATCCAGCCAATTATGTTTTCTATTATGATGATCAACGAGGAAAGTATCGTACTATCTACGGAACTCCGGTATCTAAGTTCAGCACTCATAACGGTAAAGAATTCCAAAAAGAACTAAGAATCCATAGTCGACAACGTCTTTGGGAATCTGATATTAATGTGGTATTTAGATGTCTGGCCGACAACTATCTAGGCGCCCAGTCGCCTAAACTACAAACAGCATTTTTTGATATCGAAGTTGACTTTGACCCAGCTCGAGGATATTCCAAACCCGAGGATCCATTTAATCCAATTACCAGTATCAGCATTTACTTGGATTGGAGTGAACAACTAATTACTTTGGTTGTTCCTCCTAAAAGTATGAGTTGGGATTCAGCACAGGAGATTTGTAATCGATATGATAACTGTTTTCTTTTCGAAAGAGAAGAAGACATGCTTACCACTTTTCTGGATCTTATTGAAGACGCTGACGTATTGAGTGGATGGAACTCCGAGGGCTTTGATATTCCCTATATGATAATGCGTATCACAAGAGTATTAAGCAAGGACGATACTCGACGCTTTTGTCTTTGGAATCAATTACCGAGACAGCGCACATTCGAAAGATTTGGTGCTGAAAATATCACTTTTGATCTTTATGGTCGTGTGCATATGGACTATATGCAATTGTATCGAAAATATACTTACGAAGAACGACATAGTTATAGTCTAGATGCTATCGGAGAATACGAAGAAGTTGGCGGTAAAGTTGCCTATGAAGGTACACTAGATCAACTCTACAATCGAGAGTTTGGTAAGTTTATTGATTACAATAGACAAGATGTATTATTGTTGGCTAAACTAGACAAGAAACTTAGATTTCTTGATTTGGCTAATGAACTAGCACATGATAATACTGTATTGTTGCCCACCACAATGGGTGCGGTAGCAGTAACCGAACAGGCTATTATCAATGAAGCACACGGCCGAAATATGATTGTGCCCAATCGTCGTGAACATCATGGTGATACACAAGCAGCCGGGGCCTACGTTGCATATCCTAAACAAGGCGTGCATCAAGACATTGGTGCAATTGACTTAAACAGTCTATATCCTTCGGCTATTCGTGCGTTGAATATGGGTCCCGAAACTATTGTAGGACAATTACGTCTTACAATGACCGAAAAGTATATTCAAGATAAAATGGAAGCAGGCAGTAGTTTTGCTGATGCCTGGGAAAACTTATTCGGCACGCTAGAATATACTGCAGTTATGGAAGGCCAAGTAGGCACAGATATAACCGTCGATTGGGAAGATGGCAACGAAACTACAATGTCGGCCGCTGATGTTTGGCGATTGGTATTCCAAGGCGGTCAGCCTTGGTCATTGAGTGCTAACGGAACAATATTCAAATATGATTCAAAAGGTGTTGTGCCAGGTTTGCTAGAACGTTGGTACGCTGAACGTAAAGACTTACAAAAGAAAAAGAAGGAAGCCCAAACAGATGAAGATCGTGCGTTCTGGGATAAAAGGCAATTGGTCAAGAAGATTAACCTTAACAGCCTGTATGGTGCTATACTTAATCCTGGCTGTCGTTTCTTTGATAAAAGGATCGGTCAATCCACCACTCTAACTGGTCGAGTAATTGCTCGTCATATGGATGCATTTGTAAATGAATGTATCACTGGCGAGTATGATCATGTGGGTCGTGCAATCATTTACGGTGATACAGATTCGGTCTACTTCAGTGCGTGGCCTGCTATCGAAGCCGAAGTTAATGCTGGCTCAATGCAGTGGGACCGTGATACTTGTATTCAGCTTTATGATAATATTGCCGAGCAGGTAAACGAAAGCTTCCCAGAGTTTATGGAACGTGCCTGTCACTGTCCAAGAGAAATGGGCAGTATTATCCGAGCCGGAAGAGAACTTATTGCCAGCAAAGGCTTGTTCATTAAAAAGAAACGCTATGCAGTGCTGATCTACGACTTAGAAGGTAAACGACTAGATGTAGACGGCAAACCCGGCAAGGTCAAAGCCATGGGGTTGGACCTAAAACGTTCAGATACCCCTAAATTAGTTCAAGAGTTTCTTAGTAAGATTCTTCTTCAAGTGTTGACCGGCAGTGAACGTGAAGAAATCATCGACGAAATACGTGAATTTAAAAATGAATTTATCAAACTGCCGCCTTGGCAAAAAGGTACTCCTAAACGTGTTAACAACTTGACCAAATATACCGAAGAAGAAATTCGCAAAGGACGAACTAATATGCCCGGACACGTTCGTGCTGCTATGAATTGGAACAATCTTAAAAAGATGTACGGCGACAATTACAGTATGAGTATCGTAGACGGAATGAAAACCATTGTGTGTAAACTCAAGGATAATCCTCTAGGTTTAACCAGTGTGGGCTACCCCACCGACGAGGCACGTATCCCGCAATGGTTTAAAGACCTGCCCTTTGATGATGGACTAATGGAAGATACTATCGTAGATCAAAAGTTAGAAAATCTTCTAGGTGTACTCAAATGGGATATCACAGCTAACGTGGATGTTAAGTCTACCTTTTCTAGCTTCTTTACCTTCAAATAAATCTGTTTTTCGTTGACAGATCTAAATACAAAATCTATAATGCAAACTTGCGGAGAATATAATGAGAGATTATCTATTAGATATTATTAAAAATACCAGCGGCATTGGTAAGGTTCCACAAATTAAAATTGTAGGCACCGAAGAAGAAACAAAAATTTCTGCTATTGCCGACGAAAGACTATTTGTGCTAGACGCACGACTACATAATCCACTGCCAGACTTTATTGGTCGCTTTGGTATGCCTAATCTAGGTCGACTAAGCACTTTGGTTAATATTGAAGAATACAGAGAAAATGCCAATATCACTGTAACCAAAGACAGCAAAGGTGTTCCTTCGGGTATTCACTTTGAAAACAAAGATGGCGATTTTAAAAACGACTATCGCTTTATGGACAGTGTGGTCATCGACCAACTAGTAGCCGACTTGACCTTTAACGGTGCTAATTGGCATGTAGAACTAGTGCCCACTATCCAGGGTGTACAACGTATGAAATATCAGAGCACTATTAACAATGACGAAAATCTTTTCTACGTAAAAACTGATCCTAATAACAATCTAGTGTTTAAATTCGGCGATCCGGCCAGTGTCAACGGAGAGTTCGTTTTTCAAGCTGGTGTTAAAGGCACGCTAAAAAGTGAACGAGCATATTCGGTACAGGCTATTCTAGGTATTCTGAATCTCAATGGCGACAAAGTTATGAAATTCAGCAATGATGGCGTAGTAATGATTACTGTTGATTCTGGATTGGCAGTATACAATTACATCCTACTAGCTATACAAAAATGATTACTAGTGTATCTACCGGTCAACATTTTGTAACTGTTTCCGGTCCATCGGGTACTTATTATAACAACAGCGGTCAGCCAATGACCGGTATGCTGAGATACCACAGTGGTGGGAAAATTGAAGTCTACGACGGAAATCATTGGCATCAAGTCAATACCCAATGTACTATCAGTTTGAGCAACGAAGCAGAAAAGGCTATTAACTGGGCTATACAGAAAATGAAGGAAGAAAAAGAATTACAATTGCGTATGCAAAAGTACCCGTCATTGCAAGAAGCGTACAAGCATTTTCAAACCATTGACTGTCTAACCAAAGAAGAAGAAAAACACAATGCTTGAGCAAGACGATTTTACTAGTAAACAAAATGACTACGCTATTTTCTTGCCGGCTATCAGTGGTTTCTATGCTACCTTTATTGGACGCCAACGCAACGAGCAATATGTAGATCCAGCTCGTATGCCAGCTAATATCAAGGATATGGAACAACTTAATTGGCTTAACAGTCAAAAAAGTCTGTTTCCATATCGTTGGAGTTTGTATTCAGCTGGTCACGCCAATCTAGATCTCACTAAACAGGATTGGTCCGAGGATATGGTTCGCAATCGAGCCAGTGACACTTTTATGCTAGGTGATTCAGGTGGATTCCAGATTGCCAAAGGACGTTGGCCCGGTGAGTGGCGAGCCCCTAACAGTGCCGAAGTAAAAGCCACAATGGCCGCACTACAGGCACAAGGTCCGAAAAAAGTCAAAAATAAAAAAGGCAAAGAAATCACTGTAGATCCGGCTCGAGAGTATCAAAAACTGTTAGACGATGCCGAAGCCAAACGACGAGCAGTATTAACTTGGCTTGATGGTATTGCTGACTACAGTATGACATTAGATATTCCTACTTGGGTCACTGTAGATAAACGTGCCGGTGCTCTGTGTGGAATCAATACTGTACAAGAAGCCATCGATGCTACCAAGTACAACAACGAATATTTCATCAATAATCGTCGTGGACGGGACGAGGGCGGCACACGAATACTAAACGTTCTTCAAGGCGACAGTCATAGTTCAGCAGAAGAATGGTATCAAACTATGAAACACTATTGCGATCCACAACAATATCCCGGTCGTCATTTTGATGGTTGGGCTATGGGT